TATGCATATTCCCCGGCTATGGCGGCAGCGGAGGCGGATTATGCCATAAAGCAGGCCGCAAAATATTGGAAACGGTGTCCAATTGCCTATGACTGCGAATATGATACAATTAACTATGCCCGGAAGAATGGCGTGACCATTACTAAGCAGCTGGCAACAGACATGGCTATTGCCTTTTTGCAGCGGGTTAGGGATGCAGGCTATATACCGGTTCTGTATACAAACAAAGACTACCTTCGAAATTATTTTGACATGGACAGGGTGGCTGCAGAACTTGGGGTAGTATACGTCTGGTATGCCAGATATACATCTTCATTGCCGGCTGCGGAAGCAGAAGCGGCGGATATTTGGCAGTATACATCTACCGGGAAAATCCAGGGGGTATCTGGCAATGTGGATATGAACCGTTTCTACACTGATTTTTCCGGCCAAGATACGGTGAAAGCAGATAGGGATGAAAAATGCAACCTGAATATCCGTGGATTCCAGCAGGCGGCAAACGCCGATGGGTACACGGATGCCGATGGGAATGAACTGGCAGAGGATGGGATTGACGGGGAAAAGACACAACATGTGCGCAGCCTGATAACGCTTAAGGCGAGTAAAGTCAACGGGAGATATACGGCAGGTTCATCCGGGCAAGTAGTCAAATGGTGGCAGGTACGGTGCAATGAAATATTAGGGCACAGCCAGGTAGTGGATGGGCTATATGGAAAGGCTTCCCACAAGGAAACCATTGCTGTACAGGAAAAATTAAATTTGACAGTTGATGGGATTGCTGGGCGGAATAGCATACAAGCGGCATTCTATAATTAGTTCTTTGGCCGGTGGCATTTGCCACCAATTTGCCACCGCCGTAAATGTTTTTAGTGGATTTTAGGGGAATTGAATTATTGAATATTTTATGATATGTTTAATTTCATACACTTATTGGATGGCGAAAGATGCCATTAGAAATAGCTATGGATAAACGGCCAATATAGAGACTGTGTGTCTCTTGAGCAACCGAAAATCTAAGCCCGATTCTTACGTAGACTTAAGCATCAATATGGAAGATTACCATAGAATTAAGAACGAAGAAAAATAAAACATAATAAACCGAACTTACAGAAGAACTGTTAACACGATGAAGTGTTGGCAGTTCTTTTTTTCGTGGTGCGCCCAGTATGGGCGCAATCTAATCGGTGAAAGTCCGTAACACGCCCTGGTAGTGGGAAGTGTGTAGCCAAGAGCAAGGGTGTCCATCGTGAGGTGGAATCTGAAGAAAGCTTTAGGCAAAGCTCTGGTCTGACGAACAGAAATCACATCAGGCTACAGTTGGGGATAAGGTTGCCATACAAACTAAAGTCCAATAACTACTCGGAACTAATTGTGGTAAATGTGGCAGATAGATGGAGCGAAAGATTGCGTTCTTACCTGGGGAGGTCTCGTCAGCGGATAGAATTACATCAACAAATGCATAAGAAATCCGTAGTAACAACGAATGACGAGAAGTCAGCAGAGGTCATAGTACCATTGTGGTTGCAAACATGATGGGAAGGACTGAACTTTAGGAGATGTGAGTAAATGAATGTAACCAATGACAGATTTAAGGACAGACAACTTCATAATGAGGACTATCTGCAAATGGTATCTGCGGAACAGAAAGAGTATGCGGAAGTATCCGCCTGTCAGAGGATTGCTGAAAACAACCGCATCATCACAGACTTTCAGACGGACGGGCTGTTGGAGAAGATTTTACAGCCAGCTAATCTAAACAATGCGTACAAGAAAGTAAAATCAAACAAAGGAGCAGGCGGTGTTGATGGGATGAGCGTGGATGAACTTCTGCCGTTCCTAAGAGATAACCAAGTGCAGCTAATCCAACAGTTAAAGGATGGGAAATACAAACCCAATCCAGTTCGCAGGGTAGAAATACCCAAAGAAACAAAAGGAGAATTTCGGAAACTGGGAGTACCGACAGTAGTTGACAGGGTATTTCAACAGGCAATTACACAGGTACTGTCCCCGATTTATGAGGAACAGTTTTCGGAGAACAGTTTTGGCTTCCGACCAAAAAGAGGTGCGCATGACGCACTGAAACAATGTCAGCAGAATGTCAATGATGGATATGTGTATGTCGTGGATATGGATTTAGAGAAATTCTTTGATACGGTATGCCAGAGCAAACTGATAGAAGTATTATCAAGAACCATTAAAGACGGGCGGGTAATATCGCTGATACACAAATATCTCAATGCAGGAGTTATTAGTGGAGGGATATTTGAAAAGACAGAAACAGGAATGCCACAAGGCGGACCGCTAAGTCCATTACTTGGTAATGTCATGCTGAATGAACTGGACAGGGAACTGACACGCAGAGGGCATAGATTTGTGCGGTATGCGGATGACTGCATGATATTCTGCAAAAGCAGAAAGAGCGCAGAGAGAACCTTGAAGAACATCATTCCGTTTATTGAGGGGAAACTTTTTCTGAAAGTGAATCGAAAGAAAACAAGCGTGGCACATATCAGCAAGGTAAAATACCTTGGATACGCATTTTACCGTTATAAAGGGAAATGTAGATTTCGGGTGCATCCAAAGTCAGTGACAAAAATGAAAGACAAAATCAGGGAACTGGCAAAAAGAAGTAACGGATGGGGAAATGAGTACAGAGCCATGAAACTGACGCAGTTTGTCAGAGGATGGGTAAATTATTTCTCACTTGCAGATATGAAGGGACTGTTAAGGGAAACCGACGAATGGCTAAGACATAAGATAAGAACCATCTACTGGAAACAATGGAAGAAAGTCAGAACGAAATTCAAGGAATTAAAGAAGTTAGGTGTGGAAGAAGAAAAGGCATGGATATGTGCCAACATGCGGAACGGAAACTGGTATTGTGGTGGATATTTCGTATTGCAGACTGCATTTAACAACAAGAAACTGCGTGAACTTGGATACCCAACATTCACAGAGTTATATCAGAAAGTATGTGAAAACTAAGGAACCGCCGTATACGGAACCGTACGTACGGTGGTGTGGGAGGTCGGTAGATAAAATAATTATCTACCTCCTACCCGATTAAGGGAGGTGGTGCCGTTGGGCTGATGACACAAATTCTCGGATGATTCTGCATCCGATACAAGGTCTGAAATTCTAATCTAAAACAAGGCAAATCTAAGGAGGCAATATTATGGCATTTAAGAAATTTAGAAAAATGAAAGTATATGAAGCGAGCGGATACAACTATAAAAGAACACCATCCATCATCCTTAAAGGAGACTGGTTGAAAGAAACTGGTTTTGAGATTGGTGGTTTGATTCAGGTGGAATGCGAGGATGGGAAACTGATTATCACTCCCAGAGAACCGGAAGTAATGGAATATCATACTCCGTGCGGTCAGTGCATGATGGTGGCAGAGGATTGTAAATATTACGGCAAGAAAGGGAGAAAGTGATTATGGCAAAGATTATCGTATTAGGTGCCATGAAGGGTGGAGTCGGCAAGTCCGTCTCCACTTTCAACCTGGCATATTCATTGAAGAAATTAGGAAAGAATGTTTTGGTGGTGGATTTTGACAGTTCAGCGAATATTACCAGATGTCTGGTAGAGGAGATGAAAAACATTGAAATCAGTATTGGTGACTTGATGATGAATCAGATGGACGAAGAAGAACAGCCGAATCCGGCTGAGTACATTATTAACAGAAATGGAGTTGACTTTATACCATCATCAAAAGTTCTGTCCGCAGTAGATGCAAAGTTGAGATTGGAAATGGGGGCAGAGAAGATTCTGGCATGTATTTTGGAACCATTAAGAGCGACCTATGATTATATTTTGATTGATACATGCCCATCATTGAATACCTTAAACATCAATGCACTTTCTGCTGCGGATGAAGTGATTATTGTGGCAGATACACAGTTCTGGGCAATGACTGGACTGGAAGATTTTCTTTTGACTGTAAAGAAGATTAAGAACCGTATCAATTCCAAATTGGATGTGTCCGGTATTCTGCTGACTATGTGTGAAGAGAGAACCAATCTTTGTAAAATTATCACAGATGAAGTGGAAGAAGCATTCAATGGAAAACTCCGTATCTTTGGCAGTAAGATTCCGAGAACCATAAAGGTTGGTGAATCAGTATATTATGGAGAGCCATTATTGGAATATGCACCGAGAACAAAGGCTTGCAGAATGTATCAGAATTTGGCAAAGGAGTTGATTGCAGATGAAAACTAATGCACCAAAAAGAAAAATGTTTCAGGATGCGGTGGATTTAGTAAGTCCGCCAGAAAAGATAAATTCGTTGAATGGAAGTCAGACAATGATTTCTGTGGAGAATATAGTACCATTCCATAATCATCCGTTCCGCCTGTATGAGGGAAAACGTCTGGATGATATGGTGGAAAGTATCAGAGAGCATGGGATTCTGATTCCAGTCATTGTACAGAAAGTTGCAGACGGATATGAAATGCTGTCTGGCCATAATCGTTGGAATGCTGCTAAGATTGCGGGCATCACGGAAGTTCCGGCAATCATCAAAGAAAATCTGACCGAGAGAGAAGCATATGTGTATGTGATAGAGACTAATATGCTGCAGAGGTCTTTTGATGACCTCTTGCCATCGGAGAAGGCAGCAGTGTTGGCAGAGAGATATGAAAAAGTTATGTGTCAGGGCAGACGAAATGACATTCTGGAAGAGATTGCATTGCTGAATGGTGTGGACGCACCGGAGACTTGTGGACATGATGTCCACAAGTCAAAAAGTAGGGATTCCATTGGAGAAGACTATGGAATGACCGGACGTAATATCGCAAGATACATGAGACTCAATCAGACCACAGACCAGATTAAGGAAATGGTGGATGAGGGAACAATGGCAATGGTCACAGCGGTGGAATTATCGTATCTGTCAGAAGAAGAACAGAAACAGGTGTGTACGGTTCTGAATGAGCATGGCGGTAAAATAAAAAATGCCCAGGCAACAGAGCTACATAAGGAAGCTGGTTCTCTCACAGCAGATAAAGTGAAAAGTATTCTTGTGGGAGAAGTGAAAGAAAAGCCGGTATCGGATGCAAAGTTGTTTGCCCAGATAAAGAAGAAATATTTTAAGGGTAAGTCTACGGATGAAATTATGGGAGTTTTGGAACAGGCGTTGACCACATGGTTTGCGAAAGCGGGGGATATGAGTGTTTGATATAAAACAGTTTGAGAAAATCAATCCCCAGTATTTCAACATAATTATGTTAAGTGAACATGATGTGACGATACAGTCCAGAAATACCGGGCATTACTGGTATCTGCATAATACCGATTATCCGATAGAAGGGAATTGTGTGATATTTCATAAGCATAAGGCATCCCATCCGTATCATCTGCATGGTAGAGCAGGGACGCTGCCACAGGCGGTACGGAGTATAAAGAAGCATGATAAGTGGCAAATGAATGGGAGAAACGGAAAATAAATTCGTAATTGAATAATAAAGGTAGATATGTAGTTTGAAAGCAGGAAATCGATTCATGATGTTTCCTGCTTTATTTGTAAGAAGCCAATTCGTATTCGTGTTGTAAAAGTAATTACAATTAAAATCTAAAATATAATCTAAAAAAAAGAATGAATTTTAATTGTAATATACATTAAAAAGTGGTAAGATATAGTGTGTATGATTATGCGTGTGCGAAAGGAGGGCTACAGTTGAACGAAAAGAAAGTTAAAGTACCCATGGAACATTTGAATATTGGAGAGTTCAACCGTGGACAATCTTCAAAATTAATAAGAAATTTAGTAGAAAAAGATAATGCTGCATTTATACAAAAAAACGGAAAACCTATAGCTGTCGTTATTTCTTATGAGAGATATGAGAGATTACTTAAAGCAGGTATTGATATCAATGATTTTTAAGAATTTCAATTTGAAATAATGGTATGTCAGGAGGTAGTGGCAATGTTTACAAGAAAATATGGGGTTGTATACACTCCCAGTAGGTTGGCAGACTTTACTGCAGAACTTTTATATAGAGAGGTAAAATCTAGCAAAACGGAAATAGGTTCTATATTGGATCCTGCATGTGGTGAATGTGCATTATTGCAGGCCTCCAAAAACTTTTTTGGTGGTAATGTGAAATATTATGGAATAGATGTAGATAAAGAAGCAATTTTGGCATCAGGGAAAGAGTTTGAAATATTACTTAATGATTCTATTTTGCCTAAGAATGTCAAAAAGAAAACAGCTGTTTATTGGAAGAACAAGATTCCAACGATATCAGCTATAATAGCCAATCCGCCATGGAGTTCTGAAAAAATATACAACCGTCAAGATTTGAAAGACGCTGGCTTTACTTTGATCTCAGGTCAGTATGATAGTTTCGTACTATTTATTGAGTTAGCTTATAATATTTTGGAAGAAGGCGGCTATTTTGCGTTTATTATTCCAGACTCTCTATTTGATGCACAAAATAAAAATTTGAGAGAGTTTTTGACAAAGAACACAGAAATAAAGGTTATCGCACGATTGGGTGAAAAAATCTTTGATGAAGTAAATCGGGCAACAACGGTTATTGTATGTAAAAAAAACAAACCATCTGATGAAAGCCGAACTCGTTGTTTTAGATTAACTACGGATTCGCGTAAGTTGTTTTTAACTACTGATAGTTCATTGATAGATTATTATGATGAAAGTTCACATGTTGTTTTACAGAGGAGATTTATAGACAATGTCTCTTGTAATTTTGATGTAGATACTCTAGCTGATGAAGAAGAGCTGATATCTAAAATTCAAGATGAAGCTATAAAGTGGGAAGAAATATTTAATTTCGGACGAGGCGTAGAGATTTCTAAAGCGGGTAAGGTTGTTTTTTGCCCTTCATGTGGCTATGCACAAGGATATAAAAAATCACAAATGATTGCAGGAGAAAAGATATGCACCAATTGTGGGGAAAAAGTAAGTGTAACGCATGAAACAGCAAAGAATGTAATTTCAAAAGCACAGGATCAGGAACGTGTTCAGATTTTTGTGGGCGAGAATATACGTAGATATGAAATAGCGGGAGAATATTATATTCAACCGAACATTACGGGAATTAATTATAAAAATTTGAATATGTATACTCCACCAAAATTGCTAGTCCGAAAAACCGGTTTAGGTATTTATGCATCAATTGATTATACGGGAAGTATGACAAGTCAAACCGTATATATTCTTAAATTAAAAGAAAATAAACACGGAGTTCCGTTAGAGTATTATTTGGCTTTGTTAAATTCACGCGTTGTATATTATTATTATTTAAAGGTATACGGAGAGAACGAGTGGAAATCGCACCCTTATCTAACAAAGCAAATTATATATTCATTACCTATTAGAAAGTATGTAGGAAACAAATTGGATAAGCAAATTATTGAGCTTTCAACAGAACTTGCTCGTAAATACGATTATGTCAAAGATATAGAGTTAGAAAAGCTTATTATGGAGAAATATGGCCTTTCAGACATGGAAAAAGATATGATTTATTGTGAGATGAATAGACTCCCTAATTTAGGGGCGGTAAATGACATGAAAGTTGAGGTGGCTGCAGATGTATAGATACATTGGAAATAAATCAAAGTTGACTCCTTATATTATAGATAGGGTGGAGCAACTTATTGGAAAAACTGGAACAGTTGCAGATATTATGGCTGGTACAGGGACTGTATCCTTGGAATTAAGAAAATCAGGATACACTGTAATTGCCTCTGACATAATGACATACTCATATCATCACCTTATGGTAAATCTTTGCCTTGGAGCAACTCCTGCTTTTGAAAAACTTCAGTTACTTGGCGTGATATCAGAGGGTGAAACTAATCCATATAATAGTGTGTTAGGCCATTTAAATTCATTGCCGACAAAAGAAAGTTTTTTCTTTAGGGAATTTTCACCAGAGGGAAAACCACAAAATGGTTGCGAGCCACGGAAATACTTTACAGCAGAAAATGCTAAAAAGATTGATGCTATTAGGGAAAAAATAAATGAATGGGTTGATGGTGGTTATGTAAGTCCAAAGGAAGAATCCCTGTTAAAGCATACGTTGATTATGGCAATAAATGAGGTGGCCAATATTTCTGGAACTTATGGATATTTTTTATCTGACTTTAAAAAGAATGCGAATGACGCAATAGAGTTAAAACCCGTAGAATTTTATCCAGCTAATCATGAAGGGCATATGGTGAAATTAGGTTTCGCAGAGAATTTGGCGGCTACTATTACAGCAGATTTATGTTATATTGATCCACCATATATGAAACGCCAATATGCAGCAAATTATCATATTTTAGAAACGATTGCACGAGGAGATTTTCCGGATGCAGTGGGCAAAAGTGGTCTTCGTGATTGGTGGGAACAGCATTCAAAATTATGTACTAAAACACGTGGATTGCAATCTTTTGAAAAGATTTTAGGAGATATGCATTGCCCTAAATTTTTAATCAGTTATAGCGAGGATGGTTTGTTTACGCTGGAACAATTGGAAGCCTGCTTTAGTAAATTTGGAACAGTAGAAGTTCAAGAAATAGATTATAATCGTTTTAGGAGCAATGATAGTAAGTTGCCAAAAAAATTAAAAGAATATTTAATCTCAATAGAAAGGTAGGTATGGGGAATGGAATATATTGATAGAATTTTTTATAGAAAAATCAATCCCTCTGATTTTAAAAAATTGTATGACATTGATAGGCCGGATGGTGGTGGTGGACAGACTTATTTAGAAGCAGCTGGAATTTCAAATGACAAAATTGTAGATTTTCTTGCATATGCGGAAGTATCTAACAGTCCATTGAAAGATGAAATAAGGTCAATATATACATTTAATGCATATGTTTTAGGAAACTCAAAGAATGAATGTGCATTTATTGAATTTGCACCGAGAGGTGGAAGAAATAATTATAGAATAAGCCGACAAAATATGAAGTACAAGCATCCGGCATGGAGTTTAGATAATGGTTTTCCGGAACCAATCAAGGATGAAAATGATAAATATACATCGGATGGTAATTTTGTAGGTATTATTGATAATTTAGTTATTTTTATAATTAGAACAACGTATAGAAAATATTACGCCGGTTTCATAAACACAGCTTCTATGCCAGAAAATTGGCCTTGTGATATAGGTTTAGAAGAAATGTTTTCGGGGGAACGTAGAGGGGTGTTGAACACAGAGTTTTATAAGTTGCAATTTATTAATGCAATAGATAATCCTTTTGGTCATTATGTTCCACTTATATCGGAAAAGGAACGATTAACAACAGGATGTAATGTTTTATTGTATGGAGTACCGGGTTCTGGTAAGAGCTGGACAATAGAACATGAATACTGTAAGAAAGGTACAAATGTTGAACGTTTGGTTTTTCACCCGGATTATACATATTCTGACTTTATCGGACAGATTTTGCCTAATGTTGATGAGGAAGGACAGGTTAGTTATAAATTTACATCAGGTCCTTTTACCAATATTCTCCGAGATGCGTATAACAATCCAGAGAAGGAATATATCCTCATTATTGAAGAAATAAACCGTGGTAATGCTCCGGCAATTTTTGGAGAAGTATTCCAATTACTTGATAGAAAAACTGAACTTCGAGAGGTAGATGATGATGGTTATCCAGTAGGAACAAGTGAATATGGCATTACAAATGCGAATATAGCAAGGATTGTTTACGGGAATGTAAAAAATAAAGTCCGTATTCCATCGAATTTATCTATTATTGGAACAATGAATACTTCTGACCAGAATGTTTTTACGCTTGATACAGCATTCCAGCGTAGATGGGAAATGAGATTGATTGAAAATAATTTTGAGCATGTGGACAGTAGTTTGGCTGGAGCAGAAATTCTTGATACGGGAGTAACATGGGAGACATTCTGTACTGAGATTAACGGTATTATCGTTGGAAATAATGCTCGCATGACTTCAGCAGAGGATAAACGTCTTGGTGCATATTTTGTTCATATGAAAGATTTAATGTACAACGATGAAATGGGAAATCTTTCTGATGGCGAGTATGATGCGTTACGCAAGAAAGAGCAATCAGGAAATATGACAGAAACGGAAAAGAGTAGATTGTACGCAATCCGTAATGCAATGAAACAAAACCGTAAATTCCCTGAAAAAGTTATCAAATATTTATGGGATGATGCATTCAAATTTAATAGGGAAATTGTTTTTGAAACAAACACCTATCAGAGTTTGGAGCAAATAATTCGTGCATTTATGTATGCAGAAAAGATAAATCGATTTTCAATCTTCAAAGAAAATGTGAGAAACGCATTTACAAGAGATGAACAGTAAGGTGGTGAGATAATATGGATTTGGATACTGCGTTGAATACAGCGTTGCAGGATGATGACATCACAAAACATTGTCATGTAAATACAAATGAAGATGGTGATCGTTTTGTTGGGATTAAAGCCGACTCTGACAACGTAATGGTCTATTTCCCTATTGGATACCAGTTACCTGAGACAGATGCTGAGATAAGAACAGATATTAAGCATTTAATTCAGGTTCTGTCTGAATTTACAACAAAAGAAGACAGGCTGTTGGCTGTTAATAAGTTTACTGCTCCACAAACGGTGGATTTTCCAATCAATGCTTATAAGAATGTTATCGAATATTATTTTTTAATCGGTGGAAAATATTATGTGGAGGTAGATCCCACATTCAGAACCAGTGCTACGGGAAAACAAGACTGGCCAAGAACAGTAAGAAATCAAATTCCTTTGGTACAGCAAAGAGATGGAATAAGTTCTTTTATCTATACAGAGTTTACCGTGCGGGCAACAACACCGAATGATACAAAGCAGATTACCTTAATCAATAGGTTTTGTGTATATGAAGCATTTAAGAAGCTAGGTTGGCTTTATGTTCCATATATGCCCGAACAGCCTGGACCACATCCAGATGTGAAAACATCCATTGCTATTCTAAATGCAAAATTGGGAAATACGAATGATGATAAGAAACGCAATTTGTTCCAATCCATGAAGGATATGCTTCAGTATATGGATGAGAAGACATCAGAGAAGCAGTTTTACTTCGGGACAGATAATTTTGATTATGTTTGGGAAAAACTGATTGATAGAGCCTTTGGAGAGAAAGATAAAGAAAAGTATTTCCCGCGTTCACGCTGGCTTTTGGATTATGGCAAATATAAAGAAAAACGTCCGTTAATGCCGGATACCATCATGATTTATAATGGGAAGTATTATATTTTGGACGCAAAATGTTATAAGTATGGGTGGACAGGCATACCAGATCATCTTCCAAATGGTTCATCAATCAACAAGCAGATTACATATGGTGAGTATTTGGAAAAATACAAAGGCGTGGATACCAATTCATTGTTTAACGCATTTATTATGCCTTACAATATGGATCAAAACTATTTTAAACTCACATCGGTTGTAGGGAATATTGGAGAAGCTGTTGGCGATTGGAGAGAAAATAAAAAATACTATGAACGTATTCAGGGTATTGTTATGGATACAAGGTATTTGATGTACCATTATACGGGAAACCCGGTAAAGGAAAAAGTTGCATTGGCAGATTGCATAGAAGCCGTATTGGGTAGAAAAGAAGTGCCGGCAGCTCCCGGAGCAGTTCCTGTTACACCGGTTCATAAGCCGGTGGTGTACGATTTTAATCCAAAAACCACATTATCAATGGTGGCAGAGGAAAAAATACCATACGGAAATAAAGCTGATTAAAAAGAACCTGTGTTACGCAGACAATATGACTGTATAACACAGGTTTATTTTATTTTCCAAGCTCTCTTTTTTTCTTACGGTATCTGTCTTGTGTTACACGATTGCAGCACTCTGTACTACAGAATTTTGTTCTTGTGGACGTGGTCTTGACAAGAAAATATTTCTGGCAACGTGGATTTGCGCATTGGCGGTACAATTCAAGATCCGGTTTCAAATAAAACATGGAAAAATATATGGCACTAAGAAGAGAATCTACTTTCCATGAAGGAGACATTGTCTGTACATCATATACTGGAAATATACCATTTAGGTTTGCATTTATCTCTTCACCTAATACGAACCGGGCAATTTCAATCAATGTTGATTTCATTTCATCACTCATAGTAGAAAGGTCTGTTGGAGTGAAAAATGTAAGACCATTAACCATGTCACAGGTGCGGAGTTGCGAAAAATCATGGTGAAGATGAAAGAGAAAATCAATGGTTTTTCTTTCTATATTATTTCCATCATAGTTACAATATAATTGTGTGATTTGGCGGTAAAGAGGTGTGATGGAAATAACTCCGTTAATGTCTGTTCCGCTTAAGATATTATTATATTCGTTTATATCCAGTTCATAGGAAGGGCCGCTTATTGTATCTGCAACAGTATAAGTGGCTTTTTCAAATGTCTCCTGCTGACGTTCCCAACCAAGCGGTAGTGTGCCGGATTTGGAGAGGGTGTCGATGAAGGAGTGCCTGCAAGTAATATAGGGTTTTGCCAAAGAAGTAATATCAATCTGTAGTTGTTCTGAAAGCATCAGATAAAAGGTTAATTGTGTTATTTTATTGTAATCTTTATGAATTTCATTTATTGCTGTCATAAGCTCAACAGTTGCCTTTAGTCTCAATATAAATTCATAAAGCAATGCTGCATCTATGCGCTCATACTCAGAAGAACTTACAGGGAAGAGGAATCCATTGCGTTTAAAGAAACTGTATAAATCAGATGGTTTCTTTGTAGGTAATGCAATCAGCGAGCCAAGTATATTATCTTCTTCGGTAGTACCGTTGGCAGCAATTCTGGAGAGTCCTGTTTTAGCTCTGTAGCCAAAGAGCAGGGGCTTTTCTGGATTAGCCTGAAATTTATATGTTTTGAGCGGTGGCATACCAGGGGCAGTGTGTTCTATATCTTCTACGCAATCACATCCATAACTCTGAAATGTAAATATATTATTTTCAAAAAAATTTTCAATAATCTGCGGCATAATTTCCCCTTTCGTGTTGTTAAAAGTCATGTGTTAAATCATGGCTTTATTTTTTTGCAATGAAATAGTAATAGTAAAAACCATCTTATATTTGAAGTATAAATGAAAAACTACATAAAAACAACACTTTTTGCATTATTAAATTCAAGAAATTATGTCTAAACTTGCTATCTTCAATTACTTATCGGACTTTATTATACTGAATGCAGAAAGTGAGGTGATTTCAATGGCAAAGAACGGTAAGCAAACTTCCAGAAGAGTGGCATCCACAGCAAGCAGGATTCTTCGTGATGGACGTTATGGCAAGGATTCCAAGTCAGTGGCAGCCAGTGCATTGGCACAGACAAAGCCACGTGGAAAGAAGTAATTTCCGCAATCAGGACAGGCAGAGAACGATTGGACAATCAACCTGCCTGTCTCCCGTAAGTCCCGTAAGGGAGAAAATTCATATTTCGTCAGGTTCTAATTGACAATAGAACAAATGTTCGATATAATTATTGCATCGCTACATTAGGAAAAATGTTAAACAGAAACAGTAATAAATCAGTGTATGGTCAGTTTGACTTTCCCTTTGGCTGGCCTCTTGGAATAGGAGGCGTAAAGATGCAAGAAAGATTAGAAGTTGGCTCACACGTTTTTATTATTGAAAGCAATCGTATCATCACAGAAGTGGTGGTTGCAGCAAGACGAGGGGATTTTTATACAGTCCGATTTCTGAATGGTGGTGCAATTCAGCTTAGACGAAGCAGAATCTTTTCCACCAGAGAAGAGGCAGAAACGAAAATTCCGGCCAGAGCAGAGGAAAAACGCAAATTTCGCTCGCCACATGATTACGGTATGTGATTGGAGGGTGGAATCATGAAGGAAGAAATTCACATTGCTTGTCCATGTTGCAGAAATAAGCGATTGTTCGATGCAGACCCGGATACAGAGGGCATTATCAAAATCAAGTGCCCCATTTGTAGAAGTGTTGTAGCAGTCAGCTTTCATAAGAAGAAAATTCGTACTGAGCGAATCGCCACACAGTAAGTAGTGAGCAAGGCCTGACGAAGTATAGGTGTTAATAGCACCTGTATTTTGTCAGGCCTTTTTCTTTTTGTCTGGTTTACAAAATCGGTGCAATTTACTTTTTGGATGGAGAAGTAATAGGTAACAGACTGGAAAAATCTTTTCATAAGTTACTTAGGAAGATGAGGATTGAAAAATCCGGCTTGTAGTAAAAAGAAATTTCTGGGTATTGATCAGAGCTTACATCTTTGGATGTTAGTTCTGATGGATGCCCAGAGGGCATCAAAATAAAAAATTCATATCGGCCACATGATGCGCAGTGAGGCAGGATACGACATATCGCATTTTTGACAGTTGCAATAAAAGCAACAGCAAAGTGCGGATGTAGGTACCCTTGTTTAGCTGTGCATTTTTTATGGGGTACGTCGGTCAAAGGTTTCGGACAAGTCCTGTCTTCACTGTCTCTCGGCCAGAAAGAGAGGCAATCAATGAAAATCAGAAAGACAAGACAGGACAGAAGAGAGACTTACAGATATGAGGCATATCTGGAAAATGACAATGGGGAATACACCAAAGAGTGTATCGAACTGAAACCGGGAACGGATGGTGTGACGGAGGCATGGATTAAAACGCTTCATTCTCTGGATGACCATGAGGTGTATCTGAATTGTAAAAATGGACATCCACCACTTACCGAAGCAGAAAAAGCTGCTAAGAGACAGTGGGAACAGGAGCATGAGGGAGAGACCTATGGAGTAGGCTGGAATCTTTCTTTGGACCATATGGTTACGGATGATGATGGGGATACCGGCAAAAGTTCCGTATTAAAAAGTGCCTGTTACATGATGGATGAAGAAGTTCCGGCGGATGTACAGCATCTCCGTGACATTGTGGATACCATGACGGAAAAACAGCAGTTGGTGTACAAGCTGCATGTTCTGGAAGGGTATTCCTTTACGGAAATTGCTAAGCTGATGGGGACAAGTATTCCTAATGTGAAGAAGCATTACGATAAGGCGATTTTGTTCATCAAAAATAATTTTTGAAAAATTTTCCCATGAGGTTAAAAAGAGGGGTGTTTCCTTTGCCTGTGACATGTAAGGGATAAGGACTTACAGAAAGCGAGGTAGTCAACATGGCATTAAAGCACAAGATTACGATTAACGTCACAGATGCCAAAGGCAGACACACGACGGTTCTTCGCGGTGCCAAAAGAAGCATACCGGAAAGATTGGTGAGATTCCTGTTTGGGGATTTTACACAGGTTTATCTTCTGGCACCGGGGCAGACAGTTGAATCCGTGGATGTCCGAGAAGTCAAAGAAGGAGGAAGGGCCTAATGGGAAAAATGAGTGAACTGGAAATGATGGTCAAAGAATTGCGCGGATGCGGAGAAAAACTGATTCGCATAGCAGAGGAAATGACAGAGATGTTCTCAGCATCCGGGCAGAGTGAATCAGCGAAAACACCGAAAAAGCAGTTGTCACTTACAGAAGTAAGGGCAGTCCTGGCAGAAAAATCCCGTGCCGGATTTACAAAGGAAGTGAAAGAACTTCTTATCAAGCACGGTGCAGATAAGCTGTCAGAAATCAATCCGGCAGAGTATGAAGCACTGCTTGCGGAAGTGGAGGTGCTTGGAAATGGCTAAACATGCATTGTTGTCAGCATCCTCAGCACACCGATGGCTGAATTGTCCGCCGTCTGCAAAACTCAGTGCAACATATCAGGATACGTCCAGTGAGTTTGCCAGACAGGGAACGGATGCCCACAGTTTATGTGAGTATCATCTGAAAAAGGCATTAGGGATGTCGGCAGAGAATCCTACGGAGAACCTGACTTTTTATGATCAGGAGATGGAAGAGTGTGCGCAAGGGTACGCCGCTTATGTGATGGAACAGGTGGAAAAAGCAAAACAGACCTGTTCAGATCCTGTGGTGTTGATTGAGCAGAGGCTGGATTTCTCCAGATTTGTGGAAGAGGGATTTGGTACGGGAGACTGTGTGATTATTTCAGATGGCACATTATCCGTGATTGATTACAAACATGGTGTCGGTGTTCTGGTCAGTGCAGAAGAAAATCCGCAGATGATGTGTTATGCGCTGGGAGCATTGGAACTGTTTGATGGGATTTATGACATTGATACGGTATCCATGACAATCTATCAGCCACGAAGGGAAAACGTCAGTACCTGTGTCATGACCAAAGAACAACTTTTGGAATGGGCAGAGACTGTGTTGGTACCGACTGCAAAACTGGCTTATGCGGGGGAGGGCGAATATAAAGCCGGAGATCACTGTCAGTTCTGCAAGGCGAAGGCAGTCTGTAGGAAACGTGCCGAATACAATCTGGAACTTGCCAGATATGATTTTGAGATGCCGGCCACTTTGGATACGGATGAGATCGCATACATCCTGACAAAAGCGGATGAGTTGGCAAATTGGGTAAGTGATGTAAAGGAATATGCATTGCAACAGGCACTCAGCGGCACGGATTATAACGGATTTAAGGTTGTGGAAGGCAGAAGCAACCGAAAGTATGTGAATGAAGAGGCAGTTGCCCAGGCAGCAGTTGATGCCGGATTCGACCCATACGAGAAGAAAGTGCTTGGCATTACTGCCATGACAGCCCTGATGGGTAAGAAGAAATTTGAAGAAGTGATTGGTGGTTTTATCCATAAACCTTCAGGCAAACCAGTATTGGTTCCATTGTCGGATAAGCGTCCGGCTATGAATACAGCACAAGATGATTTTAAGGAAAATTAGGAGGAAAAAGATTATGTCAAAATTCAACAATCCAACCAAAGTTATTACAGGACCTGAAACAAGATGGAGTTATGCAAATGTGTGGGATGCAAAGTCAATCAATGGCGGTGCGCCGAAGTTTTCTGTATCCCTGATCATTCCGAAGTCTGATACAAAGACCGTGGAAAAGATTAAGGCTGCGATTCAGGCAGCTTATGAAGAAGGGCAGAGTAAGTTAAAGGGTAACGGTAAGAGTGTACCGGCACTGTCTGTTATCAAAACACCTCTCCGTGATGGTGATACGGAAAGACCTGACGATCCGGCTTATGCGGGATGTTACTTTATCAATGCCAACAGTTCTGCTGCTCCCGGTATCGTGGATGCAGACCGTCAGCCGATTCTTGACCGTTCCGAAGTGTACAGCGGTGTATATGGCAGAGCTTCTATCAGCTTATATGCATTCAACAGCAACGGAAACCGTGGAATCGCATGTGGTCTTAATAATCTCCAGAAGATTAAGGACGGAGAACCTTTAGGCGGTAAGTCCCGTGCAGAAGATGATTTTGCAACCGAGGAAGAGGACGATTTCTTAAACTAAATGACAAATAAGCAGGCGGTGGTTTCCCGCCGCCTGTAACAAGAAAAGAGGTAAAAGATTATGGCAAATATTATTGTAACAGTTCTTGCAATTATCTGGTTTCTTTTGATGATTGGTGTATGGGGATTTATGATCTACAGTGATATTCGTGATGATATCAGAAGCGAAAGAGAACGCAAGGCAAGATTGGAAAAGAATAAGGAATAATGATTGCGGAGGCGGTGGCGATATGCTGCCGCTTCTTTGTCGTGGAGGAAATGATGATGATAAAAGAAATGTCGATTGACCTTGAAACCTACAGTGATGTGGATATTAAAAAGAGTGGTGCATACCGATATGTGGAATCACCAGAATTTGAAATACTGTTATTTGCAGTATCCATAAATGGTAATCCGGTTGTTGTGTATGATATGGCAAGCAGGGATGTGTTGCCGGAGAATATCTTGCAGGCACTGGTGGATGATTCCGTGACAAAATGGGCATTTAACGCTGCATTTGAAAGAATCTGTCTGTCAGAATATTTAAGGCGTGAGTTCCCGGAATTGATGAAAAGCCAATATCTGTGTCCGGACAGTTGGAAATGTAGCATGATTTGGTCTGCCTACATGGGATTGCCATTATCGTTGGAGGGAGCCGGAAGTGTGCTCGGATTGGAAGAACAGAAACTGAAAGAGGGCAAAGACCTGATTCGATATTTCTGTGTTCCATGCAAGCCGACAAAGACCAATGGCGGACGTACCAGAAATCTTCCTGTCCACAGTCCGGAAAAGTGGGAACTGTTCAAGGCATACAATAAGCGTGATGTGGAAGTGGAAATGTCCATTCAGAAGAAATTGCAGAAATTTCCGGTTTCTGATTTCGTGTGGGAAGAGTACCATATGGACCAGTGTATTAATGATAGGGGGATTGGGTTATTGGATGTATTCGCAATTGTTTTAATTGTTTTACCGCTTTATCCAAATGTGGTGGATGGATTTGTCTATTCAGTAAATCTATTTGCATACATTCAGACTACATCATTGAACCGTTCATTGTACTGGATTATGATTGTTTTTCTTGTTGTGATCGGATTTATAAAATTGATACTGATAAAATTAGATATACAAAGATATAATAAGGTGGCAACAAACGTATCAATGTCGATTAGTACCTTATCAGTATTATTATTTGCAATAACCAGAGAATCCTATGCAGTGGCTGTAGTATTTCTGCTATTAGTAATGAAAGGGATATTACTTTTAAAGTGTGCAAAGGTATAAGAAACCGAAAATTTCAGGCTTCCAGTGTGTTTGAAAGTAACGGGCGATTTGAAGTTTAGTGAGGTAAAAGTGAACATTATTGAAGCTAACAAAAGAACGTAGGATGTTATAAGGACACAAAAAGTTCACAGAAAAATTAGCACTCGCTATTGACGAGTGCTAACAATGGTGATATAACATAATTAGAAACAGGAGAAAGAAAGAACCACAAGTTCATGATTCTTCCTAAACATCCCCAGTTTCAAAAAACTATTTTGAAAAAGGAGCGATGATTATGTTAACACCTAGTATTTTTGGAGAAAATTTATTTGACGAATTCTTTGATGATTTCTTTGATTTTCCGGTATTCGATGATCGAGAAATGAAGAAGGCACAGAAAAAACTGTATGGACGCCATGCAGCAAACATGATGAAAACAGATGTGAAAGAACAGGAAGATCGCTATGAAGTAGACATTGATCTTCCGGGATTCAAAAAAGAAGAGCTTTCTTTGGAACTGAAAAACGGATATCTGTTGATTAGTGCAACGAAAGGTCTGGACAAAGAGGAGAAGGAAGAAAAGACAGGAAAATTTGTTCGTCGTGAACGTTATGCAGGCAGTATGAGCAGATCTTTCTATGTGGGCGAGGATATCAAGCAGGAAGATATTCATGCTAAATATGAAAGCGGTGTCTTGAGATTGTCCATTCCAAAACCAGAAGAAAGGAAAGCTCAGATAGAGGACAAAAAGTATATTGCCATCGAAGGATAAAGGCCCTTCTTCAAATAGATTATAGAAAACTGATTTTATCCCGGAGTATCATACTCCGGGATATTTAAATGTGAAGGATTTATGATTGATTCAGAGATATATTAGGCATTTAATGATAATCCGGTTGCGTGGGAAAATTTCAAGACTTTCCCCAAATTATATCAGAGAGTAAGAATTGACTCTATTCAGCGTGATAAGAAGAAGGATAGAGCTGTTTTTGATATATGCTTGGAAAATTAATTGAGCAGTCAGAAGCAGGAAAATGTTTGGTGATTGGAACGATTATGGCGGATCGCTTGATTATTAAGCAACAGAAACTTTCAGTTCTACGGAGACAATCAAAAAAGAAAATATAGTCACTTACGGCATCTGTCAGAAATGGCAGGTGCCATTTTTGTACCCAAAACAGAAAGCGGGTGGTGAATTTTGAATGTAAATAAAGACTGGACGGGGAACAGGAACAGTATTTATACAACACTGGGAGCGTCCAATCATTCTGATAAGGAAAGACAGAGTCATGATTATTATGCGACTGAGCCGAAGGCAACGGAGCTTCTTTTGGCAGAAGAAACCTTTGCTCCTGTTATCTGGGAGTGTGCCTGCGGGGAAGGTCACATGGCAAAGGTGTTGAAAGAGCATGGATATCAGGTCATCAGTACGGATCTGATTTATCGTGGCTATGGAAATGAGAAGCCGGTGGATTTCCTGCATGAGCCGATAGCCGATTTTGATGGGGATATAATTACAAATCCGCCATATAAGTATGCATTGCAGTTTGTGGAGAAAGCACTGGAGAGAGTGAAACCGGGCAGAAAGGTTGCCATGTTTTTGAAGCTGCAATTCTTGGAGGGTAAGAGCAGAAAGCAGTTCTTTTTGAAGTATCCGCCGAAAACGGTATATGTTAGTTCATCCAGACTGATATGTGCCATGAATGGGGAGTTTGAAAAGTACCCGTCTAGTATAGCGTATTCAAAGTTTATATGGAAAATCACATCTCAAGTTCATCCATT